TTATTAATTATTCTTTTTTATTCTGCCAATTGTTTCCTTACGCGCATCAAATCGTAAAACACTACTGGTGGATTTCCTCTGGAATAATGTGTTAATTTTGCCTTTTTTGTATCCAATAATATTTTTTTTAAATCATCATTTTGAGAGAACTTGGCATACATTGCTCGTTCCATTTCTTCATTGCCGCGTCCTTTAAAGAAATCCTCATCAACCGTAATATTTTTAGGACGAATTAAAATTCCTTGATATTTCCCAGATTTTCCACCAGCACCTTTTGCCATAATAGGATTTTTTGCTAGTTCAGAATTAGAGTCAAGAGAGAAAGTCAAATAAAATTGTGGATTATTTTTTTTGAATTTAGAACCTTGATAATAATGTTCCACAGATAACCATTTATGACCGTCTAATGTAAATAATGCAGACCAGAAATTCGATAATATTTTACGCCATGATTGAATTTTTTTCAAATTCTCATATGATTTAACTCCTTCTGGACCAATCATCTCACCTGCACCTGAACCTGGCGCGGGTTTATCCATCGATTTTGAATAAAACTGGAAAACAGTAGTGTTATTATATAAATCTGTTTGAATTGGTTCTTCAATTGTATTAACGTCCATGACTGCAAAAGTTGATTCTTTCGTTTTTTCTGACATTACTGATGATGGGTTTGCTTCTTTTTCTTCAGGAAATTTAGATGAAAAATTATTCAATTTTTCTTTAAATTCACGTAATTCAGGAATTATATAATAAGGACCTGCTAATCGTTCCATACATTTTTCTACAATAAGTATTTTAATATCATATGGAACTTCATTAAAAGAAAAACTTCCATAATCTTTATAAGTAATAAGTTGGTAATGTGACCCTTGATGACTTACTAGTATATAATTAGAAGGAGAAAAATATGATTCACGCTCTAATTCGGAATCGTTTAATTGTCCACATTGTAATACGTGTTCCTCGTCATCTGATTTATAATATTCCTCAGATAAAATAACTAATTTAATATTTAAAACTCTCTCCAATGTAGATATAGCCCATGTATTCCCCCAAAAACTACATGTTTGTATTTTATTTTTAAATTGTGTAATATTTGATATATTTTTCATAAATTCAAACTCATTTAATAATTCTTTAGTATATTCACGTAATTGTTTTGTTTCTTTATGTTTTTTTTGTATATCTTCTGCGTGTGAAATAATTGTTTTTTGGGCAGTTCTATCTTTTGTAGTTTTAATTTTTTCCTTTAATTCCTTATGTCTTGTTGTGAAAATTTTAATTTCAGATGCTAATTCATTATCCTCAGTTAGAGCATTATCATATAATAATTTATTATTTTGAAATAATTCTTCAGTTACATTATCTGCTAATAATTTTCGCATTTCAGTAACTGTTAGATATTTATCAACACTTTTTAATCCGTCACGGATAACCGCAAAAAGACAATCGCCTTTTCCTTCATTATCAACTATTCCATAATATTTATTTTTCATAAACTTTTGAATCCATGAGTAAGATTTATCTTTTTTATCTATTTGTATTCGCTCTGCAATTGCATCTGCTGCGCTTTGAGTTGTTAATGGTAATTTAATTATTTCCGCAATATTATCAGTTTCTTCAATATCACCAAGTGTTAAATCAATCGAATCATCAATACCGGTAATAAATAACCGATCCACAAAAGTGTAAAGTAGTGGTGGGTTTATTATAGTTAAATTAATATCGCCATCATCGTCCAACAAATTCGGTAATTCGTTATTTAATATTTCATAGACACCTATCTGTGAATCCACGATATCATCTTTTACTAAATAAAGTGGAAAAAAAATAATATTTTTATCAATAAAAATATATTTGGGTTGTCCTACTGCGATAATAATATTAGTCTCAAATAAGGAAATTTCATAAATGGTTGAATCATAATCTTTATCTTCTTTTTCCAATTTGGTTGTTTCACTATATTTAATTATTGGATTTAATATTGATTGAACCATGTATATATAACGTTTTTATATTTTTATATTATTATTATTTGATAATTAAATAATATAAAATTTTTAATTGTAATTAAAATTTGAAATCAGCATTGTAAAATTATTATTTATTAATTGCGTCAATCATATCCATATGTTTAAAAATACTTTTATTGGTAATACTGGGCACTTCATTATTAGTTTTTTGTTTACTGAATACATTTACATAATTAATAATTGTATTCCACGAAGCATTATCAAATGATTTAATTTTTGATGAAGAATTGGTAATTAGAATAAATAGAATTTCAGAAAGTTCGTCAGTAATATTTTTTGAATCAGTTAATTTAATTGTATTTAAAATAGTTTCTTGTAACCCTTGTATAATAGTAATAATATTAGATGGATGAATCATATCTAATTTCATGAGGTTTACATAAAAGAGGGATATTGCGCGTCTTTTTTCATTTGTTTTATTGTTATTACAGAAAGCATCATAATCTTTTGCAGGGTCACAATAGTCAAATTTATCAAAGAGACTATTAAACTTAATAAAATTTGTTTTGAAAATTATTTCCATAAAATTTGAAGTTTTTGTATGTGTATTGTTATCATCTACTGCGAATGTTTTAATAAGTTCTTTATAAAGTTTAGCATACATTTCAGAATAAAAACTATTTCCACTGGCAATATTAAATAAAGAATCGCCAATTTTATTTAATTCTTCAATTATTTCAGAACTATCAGGATCAGCATTATTTGTAATAGATTTGATTTCATCAATAATTTTATTCTTTAGAGTATCATAAGTTTTTGTTGTCATTTTATTTAAATGTTTACGGATTTGGTCGATAGATGCGTCAACCCCTTCTTTTTTAGCAATAACAGTTGCTTGAAACTTGCGAATGGATTCCCAATCTTCATCTGTAATTTTTAATTTATTATTACCATTTTTATTATATTGACGATTATTATTATTATTATTATTATATTGTATATTTTTTCCATAATAATTCGTTTTGCTTTTACTCTTATATTCAGTAGACGCGTCATAATTAGAATTAGTTGAAGAACCAGAATTATCGATATTTTTTCCATTTTTTTTTTCAAATTGAGGTGTTTTTATATATTCAGGCGCACCAACCTGATCTGATATAGATTGTATAATCTTAATAACAGACTCATCTAATCTATAGGTGAACCCATTATTTAAAATAGAATTGAAATCTTCTTTTGTATATTGAATTAATCGTGAAAATTGACTTGTGGTAAAATTAGAAATTGGCAATGTTGTAGTTGTCATCATTGCTATATTGTTACTATATTAATACTATATTATTTATAATTATATTTATACATTTATATTTATACATTTATATCAATTTTTTATTATAATTAAAAATAATACACTTAAATATAGTTATAAATAATATAGTAATAGTCATGGAACAGGACACGTCCGCGATTAAAACAGAACAAACACAAACACAAACACAAACAATAAAAGAGATTTCTTCATGGGAAGACTTGGATATTAAACCTCACCTTTTGAGAGGAATATATAATTATGGATTTGAGAACCCAAGTCCAATTCAGAAAAAAGCAATAGCACCTCTTTTTTTAAAAAGAGATATTATTGCTCAGGCACAATCTGGAACCGGAAAGACCGGTTGTTTTGCCGTTGGTGCTTTACAAAATATAGATGTAAATAAAAATGTGACACAAGTAATTATATTGTCTCCAACACGGGAATTGTCTATTCAGTCAAAAAATGTAATTGATTCGTTGGGCAGTCAATTTAGTAAGTTACAAACGCAATTATTAATTGGTGGTACATCAATTGATGAAAATGTAAAAAGTTTGACTGAAAATACTCCCCAAATTATTATTGGTTGTCCTGGTCGTGTTCATGATATGTTGAAGCGCGGTAAATTATATAAAAAGGATTTATCTTTGCTTATTATTGATGAAGCGGATGAATTGTTATCTGCTGGTTTCAAAGAACAAGTATATAATATTTTCCAATTTATGCCGAGCAATATCCAAGTTGCTCTATTCAGTGCAACTATGCCACAGGAATTGAATGTGCTAACAGATAAATTTATGCGTAATCCTTTAAAAATCTTGGTGAAAGCAGAACAACTCACGTTAGAAGGTATTAGTCAATATTATGTTGCGTTAGATAACGATGACCAAAAATATGATACATTGAAAGATATTTATGGCATGGTTTCAATGAGTCAATGTATTATTTATTGTAATAGCGTGAAACGTGTGAATGATTTATATGAAGCAATGCAAACAGATGGGTTCCCTGTATGTCAAATTCACAGTAATATGGATAAGAATGAACGAAACCAGAGTTATTTGGATTTTAAGAATGGAAAACATCGTGTGCTTATTTCTTCTAATGTTACTGCGCGCGGCATTGATATTCAACAGGTTAGCACGGTTATTAATTTTGATGTACCAAATTGTATTCATACTTATTTGCACCGTATTGGTCGCAGCGGTCGTTGGGGGCGTAAAGGTGTTGGAATTAATTTTATCACACAGCGTGATTCAAAACAAATCAAAGAAATAGAAAAATATTATCAAACGAATATTACTGAATTAACTGAAAATTGGGCAGCACATATGGTGTAATTCACAATAATTAAACATCAACTCGACCCCGCATTGCCTTGTAAAATGCTAGCATTTACTGTATCTAATTTCCTATTTGTTATAATAGTATTATCTATTAATACTATAGATAAATATAATAATATTATTATTAAGTTAAATATTAATATTATTATTATTAATATTAATTAATGGATAATAATAATATAAATGACAATAATGTAAATATAATTGAACAAATATTTAATCTTCCAATTAGTTTTATAGAGAGAAAATACACTTTAGATAAACATATAATAACAGATTTAGAGTTAGAAGAAACAGAAACAACTAAATCGTTATACGACTATGTTTTATTACCTAATGAAAACGATGTTTTTTCCAAAAAAACTATTCCATTATGGAATAAATATTATACAAATGATAAACAGTTTATAAAAGATACACAAATATTATTAAAAAATATTAAAAAAGAAGATAATTTAACTAATGATGATGATGCAATAGTGTTATCTATATGGAATGAAATCACCAAAGAAACTAGTTTCAGCGAAAAATACCATTATATTGATTGGAAATTTTTTGAAAAATTTAATAATAGTGCCATGTTTCTTGAATTATTTAGTTTGTATAATATGACATCGCCTATATTATCATTAATGTTACCTATATTTTTCCTAATAATGCCTTTTTTTATTTTAAAATTACAAGGGATTTCTATTAGTACCGAAAAATATTTTGAAATACTTAAAAAATTATTTCAAACCCATAATATTGGACAACTATTTAATATTGCTAACGCAGGATGGGATAAAATCGGGTATATTGTTATTTCTTTTGCGTTTTATATATTACAGATATATCAAAACATTATTTCATGTATAAAATTCCATAAAAATATGGAAAAAATGCACAACCAATTATTTAAAATGAGAAATTATCTTAAAAAAACAATAAATAATATTGATTTATTGCGAAAATCGTGTGAAAATCTGAAAAGTTATAGTCCTTTTATTAAGCATATGGAATATTATGGATCTCTTATAAATGATATGTATGCCGATTTTTCAAAAATTACACCTAATAAATTATCATTTAAAAAAATAGCCCAAATTGGGCATGTTATGAAATGTTTTTATCAACTCTATAAAAATAAAGAGTATCATAATGCGTTTGAATATTCTTTTGGATTAAATGGATATATAAGTAATATTCAAGGAATAAATGAAAATATCAGATTAAAAAATATGGCAAAATGTAAATTAAGTAAAAATAAAACCATTTTTGAAGGGGCATTTTTCCCAACTTTAGTAAATGATAATCCAGTAAAAAATAATTATGATTTAAATAAACATATTATATTAACTGGTCCAAACGCAGCAGGAAAAACTACATTATTAAAAACTATTATTTTCAATATTATATTATCACAACAAATTGGGTGTGGGTTTTATTCTTCTGCGAAAGTAAATCCTTATGACATTATTCATTGCTATATTAATATTCCCGATACTTCTGCTAGAGATAGTCTTTTTCAATCGGAAGCGAGGCGATGTAAAACAATTTTAACAAAAATAGAGGAACCGCAACAGTTAAATAATATAAACTCTGCGGAAATAAATAAAATAAGACATTTTTGTATATTTGATGAGTTATATTCAGGAACGAACCCTTATGAAGCAATAGGGAGTGCTTACTCATTTTTAAAATATTTAAATAAATATGATAATGTTACATTTATGTTAACAACACATTTTTTAGATTTATGTAAAAGATTAGATTGTGAAGAAAAAATTTTGAATTGTAATATGAAGATTGAAATTAATAATAATAATAATCATCAAGATTTTATTTATACCTATAAATTACAAAATGGAATTTCAGATATAAAAGGCGGCATTAAGGTATTAAAAGATTTAGCGTATCCGTCTGAAATCATTGAAAATACAAAAAAAGTAATTAATGAATGTAAATTATAAATAATATAATAAGTTAAAATAAGTATTAAAAATATATCTTCATTTGTTAATAATGAAAATTCTTGGAGTTGAAATAAAACAAACAATTGTTACTGTGCTATTATGTGGAGCAATTGCATATTTTTTCCATAAAAAGATCCAGTATATTGAGCGGTCTATTATGAAACAAAATCAAGTTCTTTCGTCATTTATTGCGAATGTTCAAAATGAATTGAGAAATCAAGGAAATAGCAATAGTGCTTCTTTACTATCACAAAATAGTAATAGTTTAGCATCGGATGAAGCATTATTAGCAGTTTCTGAATTAGAAAATAAATTGATTGAAGTATCAGATGATAGCGATAGTGATGATGATGATGATGATGATGATGATGATACTGATGATACTGATAGTGATAGTGAAAGTGAAGATAAAGAGAAAAAATTAAATAATATTAAAATTATTGATTTAAATAATATTGAAAATAATGCGATAAACCACGTAAATGAATCATTTATTGAAGTAACAGAAGTAACCGAAGTAACAGAAGTAACCGAAGTAAATGAATTGATTAATCTTTCGGACCTTCTACATTTAGAAGAAGTTGAAATAACTACTTTACAAAAAAATCATGATAGTGTTAGTGATAGTGGTAGTGATAGTGATAGCGATAGTCAACATGATAGTGAAGGTTACGTTGAACCTGGAGGTGAGGGTAGAGGCGATGGTGAGGGTCAGGGCGAGGTTGAAGTTGATTGTGAAGATAAAAAAAAGGATAAAGACTTTATAAAAAATATAATAAAAATTAATAAAACCGCAGATACAAACAATGAAAGTGTAAATAAATTAAAGGTAGATGATTTAAGAAAAATGATAGTAGACAAGGGACTTTTGACAAAAGAAGAAGCAAAACAACTTAAAAAACCAGAAATGCTTAAATTGTTAAGTCCTTAAATTATTTTTTATTCTAACCCTATTATAATAAATGAGTTGGGCAACATGTTATACTGCTTCTAATAATATCCATTTTGATTATCCACCAATTATGGCGGATGGGCGAAATTATGCGTCGTGGCAACCTGGCGCAATTATGAATGAAAAAATACGAAATGATGCCGGTATTAAATCAAATTGGCAGTATCGAAAATATTTATCAGAAAATGCTGATGAAATCATTAAATATAATCAGTTAGGAGCGTGCAATGAATGTTGTGAAGGATTAGCAAGATATGGTAATAGTGAACAAGCATCTAGTAATAGTCAATTTTTATATAAATCTGCCTTAGAAAAATCACAACCATTTGGTTATGAAAATAGCGATTTAAAAAATAATTATGTATCTAAATTTCAATTACAATCTAGAATGGTAACCCCTGTTATAACTCAGGCACAACTTCTTCAAGAAGGTTACCAAAAAAATAAGTAAGTAAAATAATATAAAAAAATAATATAAAAAAATAATATAAAAAAATAATATAAAAAAAATAATATTAAACCTTAAATAGTATCTAATATTATCATTGTAATAATTATTAAGAAATGCAAATTATAAGTATAGATGTAGGCATTAAGAATTTAGCATATTGTATAATTGATATTAACAGAACCACTGATACGTCTGATAATGAATATAAAATAATTAAATGGGATTCAATAAATTTATGTGGGGAAGATATAAAATGTATAATTCTAACTGAAAAAGGAATGATATGCAATCATAAAGCAACCTATTCAAAAAATAATATTAATTATTGTCTACTTCATGCTAAAAAGAGTTCTTATATATTGCCAACCAAAGAAATATCTATTCCTTCTATTAAAAAACTGAAATTAGATAATTTAATTTCTCTCGCGGGTAAATATAATATTCATTTAAATGAGAATAATAAAAAGGACATTATTTTAAAAATAATAATAGATTTTATTTCTCTTCATACATTTGATACTATTGGTAAAACAACAGCGAATCAATTAGATTTAGTAACAATTGGAATTTCTATGAAAAACGAATTTGATAAAATAATGCCATCAACAAATATTCACCATGTTATAATCGAAAATCAAATAAGTCCTATTGCGAATCGTATGAAAACAATTCAAGGGATGATTGCTCAATATTTTATTATGAAAGATATTCAACAGGTTTCATTTATATCGGCAATGAATAAACTGAAATCATTTACAGTAAATAATGAAAAAACCGAATATAAAGACAGAAAAAAAATGGGCGTTACTATAACATCAGGAATTTTAGATTTTTATAATAATAACGAGTGGTTATATTTTTTCAAAGGACATAAAAAGAAAGACGACTTAGCAGATTCTTTTTTACAAGGAATATGGTTTTTACAAAATCAATATAATTTGAAAATTGAATATAAATATAATTCATTGTAAATATATTAATATATTAATATTAATTGCGGATAACTTAAAATTAAATCATATTATAATACCATAATAATCAATGGACGGAATTATTGATATTAATAATTTGGAAGATGTTTCTGTAATTAATATTGGTGAATCTAAAAGATCTAATTATAATTATAATTCTAGTTCAAAACCATCTGTAAATTTTGGAAGTGGTGTTGAATTATTAATGAATGAAAAATTAAAAAATGATGGTTCAAAAAAGTCAAATGGAGATATAAATTTAGACGATATCACCGATTTAGAAGACCAATTAAATGACCTTACTTTTGAAAGAAAAAATACCAAAACATATCACAAATCAAGCGTATTTAATTCATCTTCTAATAATGATTCAGGAATAAAACTTAATTTTGATAACGATGATGTTGATGTTGATGTTGATGTTGATATGAACGACGTTCACGACAATAGTAAGTATTATAATAATGATAAACAAAAAAATGCTCCTACAATTGGAGTTGCAACGTCAAATGCTTCGTATAATGATAAAAAAACATGGGATGGATTTGGAAAATTTAATAATATACCGATAGATCCTGATATGAATTTAGATGAAGGTCGAAAATTATCACAAGATGAATTATTAAGAGAAAAATTTAAGGTTTTAAGAAAGTTAGAAGAAATAGAACGAAAAGGTGCTACTTTGACAAAAAAGTATTCAATGGAATCATCATTAGAAGAGATGAAAGGTGAATATGAAATGATTATTTCTGAAAAGGAACAATCAAATAGTTGTAAATTTCAAGGTCGAATGCTTATGGCAGCTGTTACTGGATTAGAATTTTTGAATAATCGGTTTGATCCATTTGATATAAAAATAGATGGTTGGTCTGAACAACTTAACGAAAATATCGGTGATTATGATGAGATTTTTGGAGAATTACATGAGAAATATAAATCCAAGGCCAAGATGGCGCCTGAATTGAAGTTATTATTCCAATTAGGGGGGTCTGCAATTATGGTTCATATGACTAATACGATGTTTAAATCTGCTATGCCAGGTATGGACGATATTATGCGTCAAAATCCGGACTTAATGCATCAGTTTACACAAGCAGCAGTTAATAGCATGAGTGAAACAAATCCGGGTTTTAGTGGATTTATGAATAGTGCTATGCCGGGCGCGAACCGTTCACAATTCCCTCCGCCTGCCGGAATGTCAACTCAACAAACAAAAAGTCAGCGCGCATCAATGCCGCCGAACAACCGCCCAGATATGTCACAAGCAAGAGGGGGAAATAATGATGGTATGAGTATTAATCAGCAATATGGAAATGTTGGAAGTGAATCGGCAGAAAGGTCTAATAGACAACAACGACCTGAAATGAAGGGTCCTTCTGATATATCTGATTTATTATCTGGATTAAAAACCAAGACTGTTAATATTCCTCAACATCAAAATAAACAAAATATAAATATTAGTGGTAGTGGCATTAGTGAAATTTCTGATTTTAATGTAGAAAAAATACAGACATCGTCACAAATGTTTAAAGAACAACCACTCAAAACTAAACGCAAACAAAAAAGTGATAAAAACATCATAAGTCTTGATATTTAATAAAATGAATATTTAAAATTTATACACCAGTTTCTTCTGAATTTAATAAAATTATAGAATTTTTATTTAATAATTCAGAATAAACACTTTCAATTATATCATTTGGTAAGGTAGGTTCTAAATTATCTATGATTTCGCCTTTAGTAGGAAATCGTTTCTTTTCTTTTTCAAAAAATGTAATAAATTTTTCTATTGTTTCTTTATTATTCTTTTGTTCAATTACTTTTTTAGCGATATTAGTCATAACAGGATTAACTGATAAACACTTTTTTTCTGGTTCTTTGCGTTTATATAAATAATTTGCGGTTGTTTCAATAGTTCCACAAATTTCAGGTTTTTTCAATTCATTAAATAATTTTTGTTTTTTTGTTAAATTAATTTCATTTCCTGATGTGTCATAATTTGGTTCTCCTCCCGAAAAGGTATTCATAAATGACTGTATAACATGATTCGCCAAAGAAGGACTTGTTTCGATTAACCTGTCAAATTCTTCTTAGAATGTTTCAATAAAAGCACTACATCTGAACGTTCATTCGGCGATTTTGATATTTCAATCTTAACATTACGATAAAATTTACCCCAAGAAATAGAACTAACACGGTGCGCTTCATTTAATTCTGTTATTTTTAAAAACTGTTGAATCGTTGTTAAAATTCCAGCAATCAAATTAATCGTACCTATAATCATTGTAGCTAAATTAAGATATTCAGAAGGAATACGATCTTGAGCAAAATTCGCGGTTCCAGTTAATGTGCTCATAATAATTACTGGAATGGTAAACCAAGTATTTTTTCTTCTATATTCACGGTGTGATTTTTGATGTAACCATTTATAGCATAATGCTTTATCTGCCCAATCAATTATTATTTGCTCATGTTCCTCAGTCCAGGTAACATATGTATTATCATTAGTTGAAGATAATATTAATTGTTCTTCATTTGTTGTTATAGAACCCATATATTAATATAATATAATATAATATATTATAATATAATATAATGAATGATACTCTTCATATTTCACCGATTAAAACTAATTTTACTTATATAAAAACAATGCGTTCTAATATAAGTAAAATATTTTCAGAGATTGAATCTAAAATAACCGCATTGACATATATATATATCGAACTTATTAGAACACACAAAAATATTGATTTCACATTTGGACTTGATTCATTTCATTTTCAAAACAAATTAATTGAATTAGAATATGAAAATATTAAGAAAATTTTTACTGGAATAAATAATCGTATGTATGGAGAATATTATAAATTATATAAAATGTTACAAGAATATATTACAAAAGAAGTAAAAGATGTTAAATTATTAGATCAAATTTCACAGAAAAAAACATATCCTATATATAAAGATTTAGAACCATTAAAAAATTATGATTTTAAATTGGTAATTGACATGCAGCAAAATATAGTTCATATAATACAACTTTTAAGTGATTTTTTAATTATGAAACAACGAGAACTTGCAAATGATTCAACACACTCTGAAATTGGAATAAATATTGAAAATATAATTAATTATCAATATTATAGTAATGCATTATTGAGTGAAAAAATTATGATGTTTTCAAGATATCTAGATACTTTCCATAAACATCATAATAAATATTTAAGCAGACTTTATTTAAAAAGTAAAATGATGTTAGGAATTGTTAATGAAGATATTAATTTAAAACAAGAGGCATCTAATATAAATACAAAAATAATCAATAACAAAATTATTACACCGAAAATACTTACACATTCATTGTCGTCAATAAACATAGAAGAAGAAAATAATATTAAAAAAATCATTGGTTATGAAGATTCGGATCAAAATATACAAAAAGAATTTAATAATATATTAGAAAGTTTTCCGCTGATTCATAATGAAGGGTCTGAACAAAATATACAAAAAGAATTTAATAATATATTAGAAAGTTTTCCGATGATTCATAATGAAGGGTCTGAACAAAATATACAAAAAGAACCACATTTTCACAGTGAATACCCAATATAAATAATATAATTTTAGAATTTTTAATTCTTACGCGTTTTCATCTTTTTCATCGTTTTCATCGTTTTCCGAGTTTTCCGAGTTTTCCGAGTTTTCCG